TTAGAAACGCCTTTGTTATATTCGTTTCTCTTTGAGTGCTGACGCATGATATTTTTGTTCTTCAGCTTGTTCTTTTCACGTTTTAAGCGTTTTTGAGCTTTAGTCATGAGGTTGTTCCTTTTGTTGTTTGTTATTAAAAAGAGATATGTCTATAGGCTCTCTGTATCCATCTTAGTAATCGTTCTAGAGAATTTTCACCTATAACAAAGATGTGTACAGCACCACCATATCTCAAAAAATAAAGGCTGATACGCTACAGGACTTACACTTCGAAGATGTAATCAACGGAAGCCACACGTATCAAGCCTTAAAAGATTGGTCAGGGCAGTCTAACATATTGGCTCAAACAAGTTGTATTCAAGGGACTTACCTTGCATATACCATCGAGATGTTCAATATACTAAACTAACATAACTGGGCGTGACCCACCTATGCTGGGAACGACCCAACCCTGACAAAAAGAAAGAGAGCCAAGCATAAATATACCTGACTCTCTAGATGTGAGATTCAATCTCTATTCTTTGACATGTAATCTAACCTTATGAAGATTAGTAATACCTTTATGAAACTTATATAACCAATGACCTTTAATCTCATTTAAACGATGAGATTTTCCTGATAGTTCATTGCGTAAATTAGATGAGTTACTTCTTTCATTGTCAACTCTGCTTTTTAATACTTCTATTTCAGCATCTTTAATATCTAATGACTTATTAAGCCTAACGATGTTAGCTTGAGCAGTTTCATAAGATTGTTCTAACCATTTAATTTCTTGGTCTTTATCATCCAAGTAATCATTGTCTTTAAATACACCTGTACTATTCATAACATTGTTCCTTTTAGTTGTTAATGATTAAAGAAAAAGAGAACCAAGTATTTAATTACTCGATTCTCTTTAATTTAAACTAAATATACAACGATTTGAACGGCAACATGAGAAACCAGTATTACTATTATAGTCCATATAATTGCATAAATGCAAATAAGTCCAACAGTTAATATGTTGCCTAGTATTTGTGTTGTTCGTTTTGTATTTAACATAGTTGTTTCTCCTTGTTAAATGATTAAAAAGCGATAAGACATTCCTTTCATTACTCATTCCAGTCATAAAACTTGGAGGTGTGAATACTGGGCGACAAACAAGTTTTCCAGCTTGTTAATTTGTCGGTGTTCATCACAAGAACTCTGTTTTAGCGACCTTATCGCTTTAATTGTTCATGGTAACATAAAAAAAGAGAGCCAAGCTGTGAAGCCTGACTCTCTAACCAACTAACCAGAATTATGCAGAATGCTTAACTGAGTTGAAACCAACTTTGAAATCCTTAACTGCTTTAGCACTAGTGGATTTAACAGCAGGTACAACAGTCTTGGCTTTGGTTATAGTAGTTGATGTTAATCTGCCAAGTGTTCTCATGAATTTACCCATAATATTACCTTTAGGTTTAGTTATTAAGAATAAAAAAAGAGAGCCAAGCTGATGCCTGACTCTCTGGTATATGATAGGAAGGATTGATTAGAATGGGATGTCATGAAGTTCAGCAACATCATCACCGATATCCCATTCGGGGATGTCATCATTATTGAGCTGAGATTGGTCGACATTCTCAACAGAATCCATTTCTTCAACGAATACATCCATTAAAGGAAAGAGCCATACGTAACAATAATACATTGAGAATACAATTGATGCGATAGCAAATGTTAACCATATAATGGCTAATACGAATAATACATTCAGTAACATGGAATACTCCGAGTTAAGGTTAGCACCTTACGTAAGTGTAAGGATTCTAATATATAAAGAGATACCACGCGTGTGTATAGGAAGGAGGACATGAGGGGATGTAGCTGTTATACCCCATCGTGACACGGGAAATGCGAAGCATTTGGGTACGTGTCGAGGGGTATCGGGTGGGACGTTCAACGAAGTTGAACTCAAGTTTTCAACTCAACGTAAACCAGACCCACCATACCCTAAACATGGGGGGGTAGTATACAGCTAAACCTCACACTCCCATTCTAAGGCTATTTTTTCAAGAGTCATGGAACTTATTCGTAAATAAGATGTTGTATAGTAAATCATATAGACCTAACTTAAAGCGATGCTTGATATGAAAAAAAAGAAAATGGAAGTATTTGACCCATTAACTGGTAAGTGGACCCTAATGGAGATGACTGACGACGAGATAGATAACTTTCAGGCTATGAATGATGACGATGTAGACATTCTTGATGCTGAATACCAGATAATCCAGCGTTCTATTGCAATGCATATTGGTGAGAAGCAAGATACTGAGAGTACGGATTAGAATACAAGTAACTTGCGTACTCTTAAGAGTACTTTTACATGTAAAAGATATCTTCTACATGTAAAAGATAACATGTTACTTGTTATAAGTATGGGAAAATTGATTTGATAGTTATAGATAGGTTATATCAGCGTAAAAGACAACGATTTACCATCTATACCAAAGATGAAGCTGATGCAGACTCCAGTATGGGCTACTGTGACTGGAAAGATGCTGATAAAGGGGATTATGCAATAACAGATGATGACTATGTTATGAGATGTTTATCTAGGAATGATTATACTGATAAGAATGGAAATATCAAGACATTCGTTAAATTATCAGGTGGAGTTGGGTGGTGTAGTCCATCTGCAAAAATAAATTTTAAATTAAATCATGCCTATAAGAAGTATACTAAGTCTAATCCAGCTAAGACATGGGACGAGTATGAAGTTAAGAGCACTAGGGGAACTAACACAATAAACACCTATGCTAACATGATGTTGAATGGTTCAGTAGACTTTGATACCCTAGGAAAGGTATATAGACCAGATAGTGAGATACCTAGGGCAACTGTACGAAGATTTCTAAAAAACAAAAGAGTTAAGATGATGGTAGAGAAGAAAGTAAAAGAAATATTGTCAGATAAGGCAATAAACAAAGAATTTGCCGTTGATAACATCGTAAAAGCATTAGATATGGCGGAAAGTAAGGGTGATGTAGGTAATTTTCTAAAAGCCAATGACCATATTATGGACTTATTGGAGATGAAGCCTAATAAACTCATAACTACAGATACAGTAGAGATGATTGATACGAAAAAGATTCTAGACCAGATAACACTAGAAGAAGAAAAGAAACTGGTCTTAAAGCGGAAAGAGGAAAAAGATGATACAGAGCGAATCTGATGTCCTGAACCAGAAGTTGGAACAGATGAAGGCTCAGATAGAGATAGCCGTCAGATGTCTCCATGTTATAGCCATCATGACTGAGATAGATAATGCTCAGACAGCAGATATGGCACTAAATGCACTTAGAGATATGGAGATAAGCGGACTCCTCTATGACTTCTACGAAAATGAAGACCAGTGACCTTACAATTGCTAAGAAGAACTGTGCTAACTATACATCAGGTATATGCTTAGGATGTATGATGACTTATCATAATGGAAAACTCTCATATATGATTGATAGTAAACTTGCCAGTAAACCATGTGTGGTTGCCAGTAAAACCTGTATATACTTTGAAACAGTAGTACTGCCAGCAATAGTTTAGTGGATATAAGTTTTAAACAAGGACGTAAGCACCCTAAAGATAGAATCATATATGTTGATGGAGTAGCCATCAAGTTTGAGGACTTTGCTACAGATGTTGTTAATGCGGAACGTAAATATATTACAGCTAAGAACCACTTGCGGCAATTAAGGTTACTTCAAGCTGTATTTCGTGGTAATGAGGATAATATATATCCACCAGAAGAAGGATACTTAGGTGGACAAATGATTGATAGCTTTATTGCAGACTGGAGAAACGCCAGTAATGATGAACTTAAGAGTGATGTGCTTTATAAATATAAGATTACTTGATGACTGCACAAGAAAATAATCTACTAAAGGCTAAACTAAAAGATAATATGATATTATTTGGACGTATAGTTAGTTCAAATATGTTCTCTGTAGCATCTCCCGATTTCCATTATGAAATAGCTGATGTTCTTATGGATGATAACAAGAAGCAAGTGAACATCATCGCCCCTCGTGGACACGCAAAATCATCTATAGTTGGGGGAATTTACCCGTTGTTCCATTTAATGAACCACGAGGGGAAGAAATTAATTATATTAGTGTCTCGTACACAAGACCATGCCATTAAACTTCTTGGAACTATCAAGGATATGCTTGATTATAGTCAACAGTTAAGAGCTATCTACGGATATTGGGGACAACACTCAGCAAGAACTTGGGCTAAAACAGAAGTGGAGCTCAAGGATGGCACTATGATTATCTGCAAAGGTACTGGTCAGCAGTTACGTGGTATCAAGGTTGGAAGTCAGAGACCTACACTCATTGTAGTAGATGACCCAGAGGACGAGAATAACACTAAAACAGCAGAAGCTATGGAACAGAATCTAAGATGGTTGCTCCAATCTGCTATTCCATCACTAGACCCTATGCGTGGAAAGATAGCAGTTATTGGTACACCCCAGCATCAGAGATGTCTTGTTGAGGTATTAAAGGAAATGGACGGTTGGACCAATATGCACTTCAGTCCAGATATGGATAAGGAGATAGCTCTCTGGGAAGAGTGGCAACCTATAGCTAAACTCAAAGAGAAGAAGAAAGAATTAGAATCTATTGCACGTGTATCTGTATTCTATAGAGAGTATCTGTGCCAAATAGTAGGAGATGAAGACCAGCTCTTCAGCGAAAAGTATTTAAAATATCATAATTACGATTATAGCATAGACGATGACGGCAATCACTTCCTCAAAGACGAAGAGAAGCAGATACCAGTTAATATTTTCATGGGCGTGGACCCTGCATCCTCAATACGCAAGACTGCTGACTATTCAGTTATCATGCCGATAGCAGTAGACAAAGATAATAATAGGTACATACTACCTTATTACCGCAAAAGAGCCACGCCCATGAAGTTAGCTGAAAGTATTATACAATGGTTTAAAATGTATAAACCATCAAAGGTACGTATAGAATCGGTTGGCTATCAGGAGATGCTGAGGGAGTACTTAAGAACTAGATGCGATGAAGAAAAGATATTTATATCTGGATTAGAAATAAAAGAATCTCCACGTACTTCAAAATCATCAAGACTTGAAACAATGGAACCCTATTTTGCACAAGGCAAGATGTACATGAAAAAAGATATGATAGAATTAAAAGATGAACTTCTACTATATCCTCGTGGTAAACATGACGATTTACTAGATGGTATGTTTTATGCTATGAAAAAATGTTATAGACCTAACCATACTGAGGAAGTAGAGCCAAGTAACAATAAAGAGCGATATGTCGCTAACACTAATAGCTGGAAAGTAGCTTAATGGAACTTTCTTAGCATTACTACGTATAAGCCACCAATGCGGTAGCACCGTAACATAAGTATACTCTAAACTTTATGCAACAAAAAACATCGGGTGTCCAACACACCCATGATTTACTCAGCGAGTATTCATCCGCTAGAGAAAGTTGGGCAAAACAAGCTGTCGAAGATAATGAATTCCGTAATGGAAAGCAATGGACTGACGAAGAAGCAACAGCTTTAAAACAACGTTCACAGCAACCCATTGTTGTGAACATAGTCTATTCCGCAGTAGAGCAAGCAAAAGCTATGCTCACATCTAACAAACCAA